TATTGTAAATGTCAGATAAGACCTACGTTAAGGTTTCCGCGAATCCGCAAGTCAAAGTCTCTGATGGTCAAACCATTGTCAAAGAGATTCGCATCGGCGCGCCTATTAAGCGAGTTGATGGTGCCAACTTTAATGCTAAAACATTAAATGGCGACTCGGCTTCTTTCTATTTAGACTACACTAACTTTACAAATACTCCAAACGTTTTAGATTCTGCACAGATCAGAGCATTTACTCTAGATTCTGCTGAAGTCGTTCAGATAGTTGACTCCTCATTTGTTCAAGGATTAACATTTCAAAATATTGCTGACAGCGCATCCGGTACTAAGTTACTAGGATCTGGTAAAGTAGGCGGTCATTTTATTCCGTCTGCTGATCAGCAGTATGATTTAGGCGCATTTGATAAAAAGTTTAGAGCACTATATATTTCTGGACAAACTGTGTTCTTAGGAAGTATTGCATTGTCTGATGACGGCGCTGGTGGTATTGCTGTTTCTCCCGTGACAGCTGATGGCGCAGTAGATTCTTCTAGTGCTAAATCAGTTGCATTCAACTTAGACTCAGCTAACGTTGTTACTTTAGTACAGCCATCAATCGATTCTGCCATTAATGCATTAATTGATGCAGCACCAGAACAGCTTAATACACTCAACGAATTAGCTGCAGCTTTGAATGATGATTCGAATGCTTTCAGTACATTAACTGATTTGGCCAATTCAAAATTAGATTCAGCCGAAGCAATTGCTCTCATTGATTCTGCTTACGTTCAAGCTCGTGTGGCAGATGCAAATATTGGATCACCGACTGACGGATCATATGGTGACGGGTTTGTACCATTAACTAGTACTACTAAAATAGCTGATGGCATCGATCTTATTAATGAAGCGCTATTTAATTTAGCTAATGATAACTTTGTTCAAAGTGTAACATTTACTGGTTCGCCGACATCCGGTGGTGAAGGAATGACAACAACTTTGGCTCTTACTGTAGTTGGTAATCCTAATCGATTTGACATTACATGGGGTGATGGAAGCGTAGATAGTGCAACACTTGATACTACACCTTCACATACTTATACGTCAAACGCTGGTTCTCCTTATGATGTTACAGTCAGAGCATTTAATACAAATGCTGTAGGATCCGGATCAGAAGCAAGTCTCACACGAAATAACTTTATTATTGTGTTTACTGCAGATCCTGTGATGGGATTTGAATTATATAGAAATTCATCCGGCGGAGTTGCACTAACCGGCAATGAAAGATATGTGATTCAGGGTCAAAGCCTGCATATGAAGAATACAACCACTAACACAACAATGGCAGATGTCATCTATACTATGAACTGGGGCGATGGTTCAACTAATGATACAATCACCGGTGATAGTGCAAGTGGTGGTGTATTAGGAACTAGGTTAGCGCATACCTGGGGTGCCGGAACTGCAAGCGGCACAGGATTAGACACATTAACGTTGACGTTGGACAGCCATACAACAGCAGATCCTTCTGTCATTCCACGCTCCGGAACTTTGTCACTTAAAGTTTATGATCCTAATATTGCTGCACCAAACTTACTAGCAACTAAAACATTGTCGCTTGGTTTCTCTTCTTCCGGAACTTCGCCTCAACTCGCATCTGGATTTACTGATAACGTTAGTGGTGGTTCATCATTATCGGCTGGTTCAAATGTAACAAGAACAACTTCATCTTCTACATTATCCACTAATACTCTATCATCATTTACATATAATGCTGATTCTGGTGACCTGATTGCACTTATTAATGGTGCTGCGGATGGTACCATTACTATGACAAACGCAGACAACACAGGAAGCAATAGTGCTATTCAAGTTACAGATGAGCAAGACTATAACTTACTGAATGCTGCTGGTTCGTCCACATCATTTAATAATTCAATCTATCATCCTGGTCTGTATAAAGGTTACAAAGCAAAGATTAATAAAGCCGCAACAGTCGGTGTTAACAGCTGGCAAATGACGCATGGTGGAAGCGCTACAAATACTCTTGAATTTGTTAGAGATGATTTGACTTCTACGCCTGCTGTATCTGCGGCTGGCACCTTGACACAAACCACGGCCGGTACATTTAGATATATCTCAGGTATTCCATATTATAATTCTGGTTCACCTTCGCTTACACTTGCCGGTGCCACGATTACAAACTTGACCGGACAGACATATACTAATCAAAGCAATATTGTGGAAGTCTTGTCTGGTACTAATTATGAAGGAACGAGCCAATCCGCTGTTTCTACACAAAGCTATACTTATGCAAACATCGATGGGTCTAGCACCATGCTTTCTAGTGGAATACCTACGGTTAATGTGGGTACTAGCTCTGCATATGCGATTGGTGATCTGACTGTTCCTATCACAACATCAAGTGTACGTACTGTCGAAGCTCTAAGTATTAGAGCAAGAAACGTGAATGGTGTCGGATCTTCCGGAAACCTGACAGAAAAAATTCAAGTACATACTGCTGCTCAATCTGGTATTAGCGAGATTGCAATTGCTGTTGCTGATGCTCTTGGTTCTACATTTGATGATGATGGTGTACGTATTACAGATTTTAAATCTGAAACAACAAATAATCCAAGCTTTACATCCTCAACTAATTTCTATACAAATGCTCCATACTCTGAAGCATCTGATCCTGGCGTGGCTGGTACGAAAGAAGCCACTGTCAGACTTGGTGCAATTAAACATGACGTGACTAATTATTCAACAGGGTTCTTACCAGCCGGTCCAAACAGAAGCGGTGATACTGGAACTCAATATTTTACATTTGCATTTAGGAGGGCAGTCGTTGCAAACTTTAACATCAATATGGTATCTTCTGGAGTTGCAGGTGTCTGGATTGCTGCACCTGGCACAACCATTGACAACACATCTTCAATCAATGGATGGCTCGACTGTTCCAGCGTATATGGTGGCTCTGGCGTGCCTGGAGCTAATACAGGATCCGGCGGTAATGGCTCAAATGGATGCGCTTCAAACGCTGGTGAGGTTATAGCAGCTAACACATCATTGAACGGATCGTTCACCATGACACTTGGAACTGAAAACTTAACTAACGCGACTGGCAATGTTGCCTTGGTCAGAATTGCACTTACTTCTGGTCAAAGCGTGACTAGCTTGAGTATTACATAGGAGAAGTCATGGCTATTACAGATACTCAAAAGGTCGATTACTTATTTAAAAAGGTTGGTTTTGGTGCGACTAAGACCGATGTCAACTCGGTTAAAGGCGCGACTAACGAATCGATTCCTAGCCCTCTGTTAATTAGAGGAGATAAGATTCTCGGTGATGCTGGTAGAATTCCAACAGTTAAACCAGCAGCAACATCTGGTGTGGTACAATGTTATACAGGATTGGAAACAACTGCAGACGCAACTGCTACAGCAAATAGAACTTGGAAGACTGGCCTGACAGATTGGATTTCTCCTGAGTTTGGATCTACTTATCAGTTAGTTGTACATGCCGACACATCTGGCGCAAGTGATCCAGCATCGACTGGTACACAGCTTTTTGCTGCCGGCGCTGGTAATAATGATGAATGGTTTTTTGATTATCAATCTGGCGTATTGAATTTTATTGGAACTAACTTACCATCAGTGATGGATGGTTCTAAAGTTATATTTGTAACTGGTGCTCGTTACATTGGCGATATTGGTGCTGCACCAAAACATAATATTGCTAATAAGGTCGATAGCAATTTAGATTCTGCAGGAGCAGGACAGATTGTTGACACATTTCAAACATCAGAGTTTAGAACATGTAAGTATATTGTTCAGTTGGAACATGATTCAGATAGCAAATATCATTCAACTGAAATCCTTTTAACTCACAATGACACAAATGTTTTCTTAACAGAATATGCTATTGTCAAAACAGATTCATCCTTAGGAACATTTGATGCTTCTATTGTCGACAGCGCGGTGAAGTTTACTTTATCACCGTCATATACAAATACAAGCATAAAAGCTAAAAGGATGAGTATCGATGCATAATCGAAAATGTATAAATAGCTGTAAGATATTTTTAATTTGTAGGTGTTTGTGATGGCCGTCAAACAAAACTTTGTTGTCCAGTCTGGACTTGAAGTAGCAGATTCCGCGGTCGTTACAGGAGTATTTAAAGCTTCTGGACTTACGTATCCTACTGCGGACGGAAATAATAACGAGGTAATTAAAACAAACGGTAGCGGTTCTTTATCATTTGGTACATTAAGAATTCGTGATTTAAGTGATGTCGATCTTTCCACATTAGAGGAAGAAGGTATGTTGCTCTTTGATTCTGCTACAAATACATTCCAAGCCAGAAATGAGATTGTGGGCGCGGATATTAATTCAGATGGAGGCTTTTACTAATGGCATCAATTATTAAGATTAAGAGATCAGGCACCTCCGGTGCTCCCGGTACTCTTAAGTTAGGAGAAATGGCGTACTCCTATTTGACCTACAATGGATCAAATGGAGGCGACAGATTATATATCGGTGCTGGTGGCGTCGATGGAAGCGGTAACGCAAACGACGTTGTAGCGATTGGTGGTAAATATTTCACCGATCTGTTAGGTGGTGCGACATCCATTGCCGGCACTTTAACAGCCAGTAAAGCAATTATCGTAGATGCTAATAAAAAGATTGACAACTTAATAGTTGACAACTTAGATCTTAACGGCAATACTCTTTCAACAACAAATACAGATGGTGATCTGGTTCTTAGCCCCAATGGTAACGGTGATATTGATGCCTCCTCATCCGTTATCAAAAATGTAACCACGCCATCAGCCTCACACCACGCAGCCACTAAAGGATATGTAGACGGAGCTTTCGTTGCCGATGCCGGCGGAACAATGTCTGGCGATCTGGCGATGGGTGGCAATCTCGTCACAGGATTAGGTGCGCCTTCTAATACCGGTGACGCGACTCGCAAAGCTTATGTTGATGCTGCAGATGCGCTGAAATTAAATCTTGCTGGTGGCACCATGTCTGGTGCCATTGCGATGGGCACTAACAAGATTACCGGAATGGGTGATCCTACTGCTGCTCAAGACGCTGCTACTAAAGCATATGTTGATTTAGTATCTGGCGCAGCAACCATGACATTCAAGGCTGATTCGTCTGGAACGGATACGGTCGAACTTGATGCTGACACGTTCTCCATCTTAGGTGGAAATGTTATCAGCACACGTAGAGATGATAATCAGGTTACAATTGATCTAGATAATACTTCGGTTACAGCCGGAAGTTATGGATCTACTACAGCCATTCCAACCTTTACAGTTGATGCACAAGGTCGATTAACTGCAGCTGCTACAGTTGATGTTGCATCACAGCTTAACTTAACAGGTGATACAAAATCCGGAAACGTAAGTCTTCTTGATTCCTCTTTAACTATTACCGGTGGCGAAGGAATTAACGTTGAAATCGATTCAGCCGGTGTTGGTGGTTCTGGATTTGTGGTATCTGGTGAAGATGCTTCGACAACAAACAAAGGTATTGCATCATTTGCAAATGCACAGTTTAACGTTACTTCTGGTGCGGTATCTATCAAAGATGCTACTACATCGGTCAAAGGTATTGCGTCCTTTGATACTAACCACTTTACTGTAGCTTCCGGTGCAGTCACTATCAAAGGTGCTTCGATTGAGAATGGTGATCTTGCTGGATCGATCGAAAATGCTAAACTGACAAATAGCACAATCACTGTTGCCGGTGATGGTGGATCCAATGCTGTAGACCTCGGCGATACATTAACAGTCGCTGGTGGCACCGCTCTTACCTCTGCAGTGTCCGGTGACACAGTTACTATCAACCTTGATAATACAGCCGTAAGCGCCGGAACATATGGTGGTGCATCTTCGGTTCCTCAAATTACAGTTGATGCGCAAGGCCGAATCACTTCTGCTTCCAATGTTGCAGTATCTACGGTCCTTAACTTAAGAGGTGATACAAAATCAGGTAATGTTTCTCTTACCGATTCTGCTCTTAATATCACCGGCGGTGAAGGAATTAATGTTACTATTGATTCTGCTGGTGTAAATGGTTCAGGATTTGTAGTATCGGCCGAAGACGCTACCGATACCAACAAAGGTGTTGCATCGTTTGCTGCGGCTGACTTTACAGTCTCCAGTGGTGCAGTTGTAATCGCGTCCGGCGGTGTTTCAAACGATCAGTTAGCTGGTTCCATCGCGAATGGCAAACTTGCTAATAGCACAATCACAGCGGCTGGCAATACCGGATCAACTGCTATCGATCTTGGTGACACCTTCACAATCAGTGGTGCTAGCTCGACTGGCGCAGCTTCACAAACTGAACCGATTAGAACTTCGCAATCTGGCGATACTCTTACACTGACTGCAAGAAAAGCTTCTACCACAGTAATTGGTATGGCATCATTTGCTGCAGCTGACTTTGGAGTAACAAGCGGTGCGGTAACAATTAAGAATGGTGGAGTATCTAACGATCAATTAGCAGGATCAATTGAAAACAGCAAGCTTGTTAATGCTGACTTTACTGTTACCGATGGTTCTACTCCTAGCGATATCGCACTTGGTGGTACATTAACATTCGCAGCTGGTGAAGGGTTAGACGTTGCACAATCTGGTGGAACGGTCACATTCTCTGGTGAAGATGCTTCTACATCGAATAAAGGTGTTGCATCATTCAGCAGCGATAACTTTGCTACAAATTCTGGTGTAGTCACTATCAAAAATGGTGGTGTCAACGCTGATGAACTTGCTGGTACTCTTGATCTTTCCGGTAAGAGTGTAACTCTTGCTGCTGGTGAAATCAGTAATAGTGAACTTGCTAATAATAGCATTACAATTCTTGGAAATGAAGTTGCTCTTGGCGGAACCATTGACTTTGATACAGACAGTGTTCCGGAAGGTGCAAGTAATCTTTACTTTACTAATGCTCGAGTTGTATCGCCTGCTCGTGGAGCAATTTCAGTAACCGATGCTGGTGGTGACGGATCCCTAGCATATAACAGCTCAACTGGTGTATTCACATACACTGGACCGAGTGCAGCTGAAGTTAGAGCTCACTTCTCTGGTGGAACTGGTGTAACATACAACTCCGGTACCGGTGCGATCTCCATTGGCCAGGCAGTTGCAACTACTTCAGACGTTACATTTAACGATCTACAAGTTGATGGTAACGCGGTAGTCGATGGTAACCTCACTGTTCATGGTACGACTACCACGATTAACTCTGCGACTGTAACAACCAACGATCCATTATTCAACCTTGCTGATTCAAATACTACTGAAGATGCCTTGGATATTGGTTTCATTGGTAAATACTATGACACTGGTCAATCCCGTATCGAACGTACTGGTCTTTTCAGAGATGCTTCTGACGGTGTTTATAAGCTCTTTACCGGTCTGTACAATGACAGTGGAACTCTTGACAGTGCAACTAACGTAGTTGACGTCACTGGTCCTGGCTTTACTCTTGCTGACCTTCATGTCGGAACTCTAACTGCTGATGCGTTCACCGGTGGTTATGCTGGATTTGATTCTGACTTTGCACAAAAAACAACCAGTGATCTGACAGAAGGTACAAACCTCTACTACACCGATGAAAGAGTTGACGATCGTGTTAATGCTCTTATCACTGATGGTGAAGGTATTACTACAACTTACGATGACGGCGCTGGTACTCTTACTATTGCTGCCGAAGATGCCACAGTTAGTAACAAAGGTGTGGCTAGCTTTGCTACCGCCAACTTTACTGTATCGAGTGGCGCTGTAAGTTCAAAGGATATCACCTTCGGATCCGGATCGGGCACCGCAGCTGCTACACTTGGCGAAACACTTACGATTGCTGGTGGCACTGGAATGGCCACTACTGCTACTGGATCAACAGTAACAATTAATGGTACAAACGCTGCTGCTGATGGATCTACAAAGGGTATTGCATCATTTAATGCAACTCACTTTACTGCAGCGTCTGGTAACATTAGTGCCAACGATATCACCCTTACTAGTGGTGATGATCAGAATGGTGCTGGTAGCGGAATTGCTGCAACGATTGGTGAATCCTTTAATATCTTCGGTGACTTTGATCAAGGTATTCAAACCAATATTACGAGTGGAAACCTGATTGTCACTGGTAGAAATGCCACCGTTTCATCGAAAGGTGTTGCTAGCTTTAGCACCTTTGCAGACTCTGCGTCTGATCCTCAATCAATTCGTCAGTTTACGATTACGAATGGCGATGTTGCACTTACAACCGTAGATGGTGGAACGTACTAATATATAGAATATAGTCGGAGGGCTTTTTAGTTCTCCGACTCTAAACAAATACCTTTTTTAAGGAACCGAAATGTCTACTGCGATTAAACTTAAAAAGTCAGCAGTTGCTGGCCGTGTGCCACAAACTAATGACCTTGCCTTTGGCGAAATTGCCATCAACTATGCTGATGGCGTTTTGTATTATAAGAATACCGATACAACAATCAAAAGATTAAGCGCATCATCGATTGGTGTCGACTCATCTGCTGTTTCGGCGATGATCAATCAATCGTATGTCAATAACCTCGATGTCAATGCTGGAACGCTTGACGGACAAGACGGTACCTACTATTTAAATTATAACAATTTTACTAACACCCCTACAATTGTCGATTCTGCTGGCATTGCTTCAATCTCGGCTGTGACTACGAGTCCTGCTGATTCTGCACAGATCGCCGGTATTGTTGATAGTGCTTTCGTTCAACAGTTAATTAAAGAAGACTATGTCGCAACAATTGTCGACTCGGCATATGTTGCTATTCGTTCTGGAGACTTTGTTAATAACTTTGGAACAGTAGCAATTGTTGGTGGCTTATCTATCGATGCTACCACCGGTGGTGATACGTTTAAGTTAGCAGCAGGAAGCGGTGTAACATTAACACCAGACACTTCAGATAAAAGAATTACAATTGCTGCCACAGCAAATCAGGTATTTGATTTCGGAACATTCGCGGCTCCAGTTGGTTTTACACTGGATATGGGTGCCATATAAATAGAGGAAAGATTTGAGGTAAAACAATGCCATTACAGTTTAGAAGAGGCCCGGATTCCGATAGGTTAACTATCACTCCAAGTGTAGCCGAACCAGTATTTACCACTGACACCAAAAAATTGTTTGTTGGTGATGGGTCGACTGCCGGTGGTATTGAAATTCAAGGATCAGTTGATTCGGCAGCAACTCTTGCGCTGATTGACTCTGCATACGTTCAAGCTCGTTCTCCTCTTACGACTACCGCAGACTTTCCTGATTCAGCAGGTGTCAACACATTAATTGACACCAGAGTTAACGCTTCTTTTATTAATGCTTTAACAATTGATGCAGATACGTTAGGTGGTCAAGCTGCATCCACTTATTTACAAACTACTGCTGATTTTCCTGATTCGGCCGGTGTTAACACATTAATTGACACTCGAGTCAATGCTACATTTATCAACAACCTAACAATCGATGCTGATACATTAGGTGGTCAGGCTGGAAGCCATTACTTAAATTATAATAACTTTACTAACACTCCAACTATTCCTACTTTAGGGACAAGTTTTGTCGATTCGGCAGAAGCTAGAGAACTGATTTCTGTAACTGATGCTGGTGGAGATGGTAGCCTTGCTTATAATAATAGTACCGGCGTTTTAACGTACACCGGTCCTTCAGCCGCAGAAGTCAGAGCACATTTTTCTGGCGGAACAGGTGTAACCTATACGAGTGGTACCGGCGCGATCGCGATTGGTCAGGCTGTTGGAACAACTGACAGCGTAACATTTGGTGGATTGTATGTGTCTGGTAACCTGATGGTTAACGGCACAACCACTACAATTAATTCTTCTACCTTAACTGTCGATGATAAGAATATTGTATTGGCCGATGGCGCAGCTGATGCTAATGCTGCGGATTCCGGTGGTATCACAGTGGCCGGTGCGAATGCGCAATTATTCTATAAATCTACTACCGATGCTTGGAACTTCAATAAAGATCTTGCCATGGGTGGCAATGATGTTTCTGGTGTTGGAAGACTAACTGCGGCCGGTGCAATCTCTACTACTGACTCTGCCGTTTTTGGTGGAAATGGTTCTACTGGTGGTGTTAAGATCGATGACGGTGCTATTACTATTAGAACAGGCACAGGTAGTGTTGCTTATGTAGATTTCTATTGCGAAACTAATAACGCTCACAGAGTAAGACTTAAGTCACCCGCACATGCCAACTATAGTGGAAACCCTGATGTTGTTCTTCCAACCTCATCTGGTACACTTGCATTAACAAGCGAAATTCCTACAAATAACAACACGCTGACAAACGGTGCAGGATATATCACTGCTAGTTCTACCGAGACTTTAACTAACAAGTCCGGTAACATTAGTATGTTTACTAATGATGCTAATTATCTTGACTCGACTTATACAACTGTCCTTGTTGATTCTGCTTATGTTCAAGCGAGAGTAACAGCCGGAACGGATTCGGCTGCGACTATCTCTCTCATTAGTGCTACTGTTGATTCTGCTTATGTACAACTAAGACAGTCTGGCGGAGCTATTACAGTCCAAGAAGAAGGTGTATCTCTTGCTACGTCTGCTACCACACTGAATTTTGTAGGTAGTAATGTAACTGCTTCTGGAACTGGTGCTACTAAGACGATTACCATTACTGGTGGAAGCGGTGGTGCTGGCGGTAGCGGTATTTCACGTGCAGACTTCTTCCATTACACAGCTACTAATGGTCAAACATCATTTACTGGTGCAGATGATGATGGTGAAACTCTTTCATACACTCCTGCTCGAGCTGCTGTATACCTTAACGGTATCTTGCTTCGAGATTCTGCAGACTATACATCTACGAGTGGTGATGCAATTGTCTTAGGCACCGGTGCTGATTCAAACGATATTATTACTATTATCAATCAAGGTGGATTAGATTCATCGATTGTAACATCGATTGTCGATAGTGCTTATGTTGCGGCGCGCGCGGGTGGCGCGACGGGCGGTACAGATTCGGCTGCAGTGCTCGCGTTAATCGATTCTGCGCATATTAATTCTAAAATTGGAAGTGCGGCAACATTAACATTTACTCCTGACGTGAAGCATGCTCGACTTTCAATGACGAGTAATGAATCGCTTTCTGCAGCGTCTTGGCAAAAAGTAGATAATCTTACAACAAGAGATGTTGATACATCTACTGGAAATGTTCTCAGCGATACTGGAAATGCTAGACTAGTCATTCCTGCCGGTGTTGCAAAAGTTAAAGTAATGGCCGGCCTCGCTACATCTGACATTGCTGGTCAGGCTATTGCACAAATTTATCATTACAATTCTAGCGGTGTTCAGCAAAATACAAAAACTGCTATAAACGACACAGACACAGCCGGCGGAGATGATACTGTCGCATATACATCAATTGTTGATGTTTCTCAAGGTGATTATTTTGAGCTGCATGCATACGGTACTGATGCTGGAACTATTAATGCGAACAATAATACTTACTTTGAAATTGAAGTTCTTGAAGGTTCAATTCTTAATACTGTTATTGGAAGCACTATACAATTAAGTGATCTTTCAAATGTAGATAGTGCTACACCAACGAATGGTCAAGCTTTAGTGTGGGATAGTGCCAATCAGTATTGGGAGCCAGGCACTGTTGCTAGTAGTGGTGGAACAGATTCTGCAGCAGTTATCGCATTAATCGATTCATCGTATGTTCAGGCGCGGCAGAGTTCAACCACTGCAGTTTCACTAGCAGCAGATATCTTTAGTTACACAGCTTCAAACGCTCAGACTGCTTTCAGTGGTACCGATAACAATAATAAAACACTGACTTATACTCCGGATAATGTTAGTGTTTTCCTTAACGGTATTCTGCTCGTTGATTCAGATGACTACACTGCAACCAGCGGAAGCTTGGTTACATTAGTATCTGCCGCTTCTGCCGGTGATAATATTCAAATTACTGGTTATAACACTACTGGTGCTGCAAGAGAAACTGCGTTTTCTGCTTTCACTTACACCGCCACATCTGGTCAGACAGCGTTTACTGGTGCTAGTGAAGAAGGTACTTCTCTTCAGTATACATCACGAGCTCAAGTATACTTGAATGGTATTCTGCTTAAAGATAGCGATGACTACACAAGAACGAGTAGTTCTGTTCTGACATTAACTGATGCTGCTGATTCTGCAGACATCATCCAGATTCATGACTTTAGTGATGTCAGAGTATCTTCTAATTTGATTAATAAAAATTATGAATTTACTGCAGATTCTGGTCAGACAACATTCACTGGAGCTGACAATAGTGGCACTACCCTCGCTTATCAGTCTGGTTACATTCAAGTCTTCTTGAATGGTATTCTACTCAGAGAGGCTGACTACACAGCAAGCAATGGATCATCTGTTGTCCTTGCAGAAGCTGCTGATTCTGGTAACACTCTTACGATTTCAAAGTATGGTTACGGAACAACTAGTTCTTCGACAGTTGCAACATGGACAGAAAGATCTACAGCAGCCACAGCGTCTGCTGGTGAAAAACTGTTTATTGATTGCTCTTCGGGTGTGGTCACTGTTACACTTCCAGCATCTCCAGATATGGGAAGTGAAGTTAGAGTGATTGATGCGACTGGTAATGCAGCTACAAATAATATTACAATTGGTAGAAATGGAAGTAAAATTAACGGTGCTGACTCTGATTTGACATTGGATATTAACAGAGCTGCTATCGGATTAGTGTACTATAATACAGCCCAAGGCTGGATCTTGATGGAGAGATAATATGGCGACGTATTCGTCAATCAAACAAGCTGTCGCTACAGCAGCGAATGTTGCTAGAGTAGTTGCCACAAATTATGATAGCATAGGATCTTTACCAACATCTGGTAACGTGCTTGGTGAGCAAGCTCTTGTAGTCGGCGATTCGTCTACAGACAGATTGTATATTTGGGAAGGGTCGGCTTGGTATCAAGTTGCTTTGATTCAAAATTCACCTACGTTTACAACGAGTCCAGATGCTTCATACGTATTAGCAGATGATGGTGTTACTACAACTGTTATCACTTTAGCGGCTACTGATCCTGAAGGATTTCCTGTTACATTTTCTGCGACCACTAATGTTGGATTTGATAGTATTGCAACAGTGTCTCAGGATTCTTCTGTCTTCACAGTTACTCCATTCTCCGCAGATTCTGTAGGAGTATCGAGATCGGGCACTATTACGTTTAAAGCTTCTGATGGAATTAGTGTAGCGTCTGCGATTTCTACTTTCACAATCACATTTATCATCACCAATAGTAATTACACTACTATGCTTTTAAAAGCATCTGCCAACAATGGCACTAACACAACCATTAATGATGCATCTTCTAGCAATCATTCAATCACTGTAAATGGAAACGCTGTAGCTCAAGCACATACTCCATATCATCCTGGAGGTTACAGTGCTTACTTTGATGGTAGTGGTGATTTTCTGTCAATTGCTGACCACGCAGATTTTGCATTAGGAACTAGTAATTTTACTGCAGAATGTTGGATATATCCAACCGCTTCTCCAAGCCAACCACTTATCTTCGGTCAATGGAGTAGCCCTTATGCTTGGGCTATTCAACTATCTAATAATTCATCTAGATATCTTAGATTTTTAGTTCACATAGGTGGCTATGTAGATACAATCTCCACAAACACAACGGTTCCTTTAAATGAATGGTCCCATTTAGCATTAGTAAGAAATGGAAGTACTTTTACATTATATTTAAATGGTGTATCTGCTTTAACGATGACAAATAGTGGTTCTATAACTGATTCATCAAGCGCTCTTACTCTAGGCGCTACAGCAAGTGGAGGACAACCATACCAAGGATATATTAGAGATGCAAGATTCGTTGTAGGAGATGCTGTATATACTGCAGACTTCACACCACCGACTTCTTCATTAGCTTCTACGGGTAGTAACACAAAGTTACTTGCATGTAATGGTTTACCATATATTGTTGATGGCTCTAATAGTTCTCACTCTATTTCTGTAGCAGGAAATGCATATCTTGAAAGATTTGGACCTTATGATTATTCTTCTTATAGTCCATCTTCACATGGATCATCAGTATACTTTGATGGCACCGGCGATTATTTAAAAACACCAAGCAGCGCAGATTTTAATTTAAACAATACAGCTTTTACAATAGAAGGATGGTTTTATGCTACTGCCCCAGCTGGAAACGAGCATATTTGGTCATCTTACATAGATACTAATAACAGAGAAAGTTTTTATTTTTCAGATTCTACTACATTAAACTGGTGGGTCAATGGATCGACACGGATTTCAGCTACAGTCGTCGCTAATAATTGGCATCATTTTGCAATTGTTGATAACAACGGCACCACCACATTTTATATTAATGGCATAAGTCAAGGGACATGGTCTAGCACATATACAGATGGAAACCGTCTTGTTTGGCTTGGAACATACAATGATGGAGGATATGCTCCAGACGATTTTACAGGATATTTGAGTGACATCAGATATGTAAAAGGTACAGCGGTTTATACTGCAGATTTTACTCCGCCAACTTCACTACTGACAGCTATTACAAATACTAAATTACTTACACTTAGAGGTAGCCCTAACATTTACAATGCTGCCGGAAGATCTAGTGTAACTACTTTAAATGGAGATGCCAAGTCATCTACAGCTCAAACAAAGAACGCTGAGTCATCAATTGTGTTTGATGGAAGTGGTGACACTATAACTATAGCCGAGCAAGTACCACGTAATGAAAGAGATGACTGGACAATTGAATTTTGGGTAAGACCTAATAATGTGACCAATAGAATGGATATGTTTAGTCAATATAATTCTTCGTCAGCAGGAAGAATGACTCTTAATATGAACAATAGTGGTATTGTAAATTTCTTCCAAAATGGATTAACCGGTAATTCGGGATCAAGTATTGCAGCTAGCTCATCACTTACAGCTAACACATGGCATCATATTGCTGTTACAAATAATTATGGCATAAGATCAATGTTTATTGATGGCGAGTACCAAGGTCAATCAACTGGTTCGCAGGCCTTGGCAGATTTAGAGATAATGATTGGTAACGCTGTTGATAGAACAGACTATATGAATGGATATATGGAAGATATTCGACTTACGAAGGGTCTTTCGAGATATCCATTCATTCCAACTGCAGAAACATTAACATCTGGATCTTTAACAAAAGCTCTAGCCTGTTATGCTGCTTCTGAGACTACTGCTGTTTATGGAGCTGGTAGTACTTCGTTAAGTGTAGCAAAAAATGGAACCCCTTCAGCTTCTGATTTTGGTCCTGCGGACGGAATGAAATCTGTTTACTTTGATGGAAATGATGACTGGTTAACTATTGATCTAGGATCAGCAATTGGAACTAGCGATTTCTGCGTTGAAGGGTGGGCATATAGAGACACTAGCAGCGGCACTGCAAATAGTCGAGGCGTTTTCAGTATAAGTGATAATACTAATGGATGGTCTAGTAGCGGTTCTAATATTTCATTGCAATATAGAAATGCTGCAAACGGTAATGAGTGGGCAGCCTATTTAAATAATGGTCAAAGAAATATTACAGATACAGATACAGTAATGGGTAAATGGTACCATTTTGTGGTTCAAAGAAATGGTGGAACTAGCTATGTGTTCATTAACGGTTCAATGATTTATTCTATTGCAGATACATATGATTATTCAGGTAAACAATACCTAGCTATTGGTACTTATCATTCAGATGATGATTGGTATGGTTATATTTCCAATTTGAGAGTATCAGTAGGAAGTGGTAGTAATTTTTATGCTAATTCATTTACACCTCCGACTGCAGAATTAAAAGCATAATGGCTAACTATAAAGACATAGTTGTTAATCGTTTAGGAAAAGCGAATACAAAAAAACCGAGTACAGTGGTTACAACTGAAAATCAGTTACCGACTTCTAATCTCACCTCTGGCGAATTTGCATTTGTTGATAGCAGCGACAAGCTGTACATATCTGACGGTGGTGGTTGGTATAATATACAAAGAGGAATAGGCCATACCGGTGCTTTAGTTGAGCTACTAGTAATCGGTGGCGGTGGCGGCGGTGGCGGATCAGTAGCCGGCGGCGGTGGCGCCGGTGAAATGGTAGATTTAACATCTGCTGCAGCCTATAAAGTATATGGACATACAACCTATACAGTAACTGTCGGTGCTGGTGGTGATGGTGAACAAACTTCTGCTGGTAATAATGGATCTGATTCTCAATTTGGTTCTATTGTAGCTAAAGGTGGTGGCGCCGGCGCACATCAGAATACCGGTGCAGCGACATCAGGTGGTTCAGGAGGCGGAGGAGGATCAGGAGCTACAGCTACAGCTTCTGGAGCAGCAGCTGGTGATCATGGAGACGGTGGATATAATACGTATCGTTATAAAAACGCTGGAGGCGATGGCTCTAATTCATCTAACAATAACTATGTAGGTGGTGGAGGTGGAGGCGCTGGTAGTGCTGGAGGAGATGGTCAGGGAGCTGAAGGTGGTAGTAGAGGACCTGGTGGAGATGGTGGCGCAGGACGTCAATCGTCAATTACAGGAACTGCCACTTATTACGCTGGTGGAGGAGGTGGCGGAGCTTACTGTAATTCAGTAGGCGGTGGACCGGGTGGTTCAGGCGGCGGAGGCGCCGGTGTTGATAATGGAGGCACTACAACAAATCGCGGTGGTGCTCTAACAAATCGCGAAGGTACCGCAAACACTGGTGGTGGAGGCGGTGGAGGTGATGAAACATGTGGTTCAAATAATGTCACTAGAGGAGGAAACGGCGGATCTGGAGTTGTTATTCTTGCTGTTGATAGTGAGATAATTGGAACTCAAGTTACTATTAGTACAGGATTAACATACACTGTTGATTCTACATCAAGACCAGGAAAGCACATTTATACTTTTACTGCCGGCACAGGGACTATAGAATTCTAATATAAATAGTCGTTAAAGGGGACTATTATGGCAAATCCAAGCTCTAGGGCAACATTAATCGATTACTGCAAAAGAAAGCTCGGTGATCCGGTTATTGAAATCAATATTGATGAAGATCAAATCGAAGATCGTCTCGATGAAGCAATTCAATATTGGCAAGAATATAACAGTGATGCCACGTTTAGAACTTATGTGGCACACCAGTTAACTGCGACTGACGTATCAAATGGATACGTTTCCGTTGCTAGTGATGTCTTGTTCGTGACTCGATTGTTTGCTATTGCTAGTTCCTTTAATAATTCTTTTAATTTCTTTGATATTAAATATCAGCTAATGTTAAATGACATTGCTGACATGCAAAATTTTGCTGGTGACTTAGCATACTACGAACAATTACAGCAATATCTGTCATTGCTGGATATGAAATTAAATGGATATCCACAAACAGAATATTCTAGAAAGCAAAATAGATTATACCTGTTTGGTGATTTTGAAGATGGTGATGCTAAAGAAGGCGAGTATATTATTTACGAAGCATATAAGATCGTAGATCCTGCAACTCATACTGCGGTGTTCAACGACATCTGGCTCAAAGATTACACTACCGCTTTGTTCAAACAACAGTGGGGCATGAATTTAATTAAGTTCGAAGGAATGCAATTGCCGGGTGGTGTTATTCTAAATGGCAGACAAATTTATGATGACGCGACTGGCGAGATCGAAGCATTAAGAGAACGTATTAGAATGGAACACGAATTACCACCTGATTTCTTCATAGGTTGATATGCGTAATTTATATTTTTCCGACAAGGTACGTTCGGAACAGAATTTATACGAAGACATCATCATAGAATCTCTTAAGATCTATGGACAGGATGTCTATTATCTGCCAAGAGATTTGGTTGGTGAAGATAAAATCTTTGGTCATGATGTTCCTTCAAGGTTTAACTCATCTCATAAAATCGAAATGTATATCGAAAACGCCGAAGGATTTGAAGGCGAAGGAGATCTATTTACTAAGTTTGGTGTAGAGATTAGAGATGAGGCTACCTTTGTAGTATCTCGTCGTAGATGGGAGCAAACCGTAAAGAGATATGATAACGAGATTGAAGGTGATAGACCAAGAGAAGGTGACCTAATTTACCTGCCTCTTTCCAATTCTCTTTTCCAAATTAGTCATGTTGAGCATGAGCAGCCTTTTTATCAATTAAGCAATCTTCCAACCTATAAGCTCAGAGCTACATTGTTCGAATACAATGATGAAGACTTGGATACCGGTGTTGAAGTTATTGATGATATTGAAAGAGATTACGCTTACACATATATCTTAACTCTTGACTCTGATAGCCAGACGATTGAGATTGGTCAAACTGCTACACAAACTTTGACCGATGGCACGTTAATGGCCGGTGAAGTATCTAAGTGGTCTGATTCTGATAACAAACTGCATCTGATTCACGTCGGTGCAAGTGATGGTAAGTATCATACATTTACTACAGGAACGATTGTTCTTTCTGGTGACTATCGATTGGATTCAAACTATACTGTATCTGCTATCGCAGAAGATAATAAAATTTCTGAGAATGAACAAAACGCAGACTTCCAGACAGTTGGTGCTAACTTCTTAGACTTTACAGAAAACAATCCGTTTGGAGATCCTAGCTAATGTTTGGTGGTCACTTTTATCATAAGAAAGTACGTAAGTGTGTTGCCATGTTTGGCACACTCTTTAATAATATCTACGTGCTTCGTGCAAACTCTGCTGGTGGAATCATTAGTCAGGTCAAAGTACCTTTGTCTTATGCACCAAAAGAAAAATTCTTAGAGAGAATCAGAGAAAATCCTGACTTAGTTGAAGATACACGTGTAGCAATGAAGCTACCGAGGATGTCCTTTGAAATTACATCTTTAAACTATGACGCAACTCGTCAGCTTCAAAAGGTTTCGGCATTTAAAACTTCTGGTGATGATAATACTAAAAGACAAAAGTTTTTTACACCAGTACCATACACAATTAATTTCCAATTGAATGTATACGCGAAGTCACAAGATGATGCGCTACAAATTGTTGAGCAAATTCTTCCTACATTTAATCCACAGTACGCTTTGACAATCAAACCTTTTGCTACTGAATATCCTTCTTTAAAGGAAGATGTTCCTATTGTTATTCAAGGTGTAGGATTTTCAGATGACTTCGAATCTGGCTTAGAGCAAAGAAGAACCATTATCTATACTTTAGATTTTGAAATGAAAATAAATTTCTATGGCTCTATTACTCAAAGCTCAATTATTCGTACAGCACAAACAAACCTTGGTCTCAAAGGAGAAGGGTTTGCAGATTCCGATGTTACTATCGAACAAATAACAACCAATCCATCACCACTTTCTACTATTGGTCTGGACGATAGCGATTTTGGTTTC